ATAGTAAAATCCATCTACAACAATTGAGTCAATGATTGCTCTGGCTAGTTGTTCGTTAGCTGCGTAAGTTGCAATGTCTGTAGCAGTGGTAGCCTTAGTGTTTGGGTCTACATAAGGTCTACGGACTTCATAAAAGTCTTCGTAAATTAGGTTAGCTGCTGCAGGTGTTGCACTAGTGTTGTAAACTTGAATTTTGTAATCAGCGTCGTACTTGAGTGGTACCGAAATAGTTAGTTTTGATGCAGAGGTAGTAGTAGCTTGTACAGCATCCATAACAAGAGTAGAGTCTGAAAGGTCCGTAACGTTTACTCTTACTACTGTACTAGCATATCCATCAACAACGATTGGAAACTGAAACTTTTGAGTTCCAAGTTGAAATGGTGTTGTTGTTGTGTCTACTCTAAGAATCTCCACTAATTATCAAACGCCTCTTTAATTTCTGCTGGTGTTGCCAGTCTAGTGTGAACTCTTGTCAACCACTTTTCTGCTTGCACTGGTGTTAAGAAGTTATAGCCACGCTTTACTTCTCCAACGCCTTCCCACATAACATTTCTAGTTGAGTATACTGCAACTGTTTCTTTTTTCTTTGGCTCTGCTACAATTTTTGGCTTGTCTTGTCTTTCTGCTCCTGGCGAACCAATAGCTCCGTTAACTACCATAACTGATGGGGCTGGTTTGCCACGCTTCTTTGCTGGTGTTGTAATTACACCATTTTCGTTTGTTTCAATTCCTGCCTTTGTACCCGACGAGGTTACTTCTAGGCTTACTTGTACGTCGTCTACAACAATATCGGTTGTAGTTTCATTTAGTGTTTCATCTGACATGATTTCCTCCAGTTTACATTATAGCAGATAATAAAGTAGAAAGGGGTAGAAGCCGAAGCTCCTACCCCCTCCAAGTTGGGCAACTCAAGATTATAGGCTTGAGTCAACAGAATCGCTGTCAACGTATGCGATAGCGTCCTGCTCTTCCCACTGAATACCGAAACGTACGAATACGGTGTACTCAATGGTGTCCTTCTTGGCAACGTACTCACGGTTTACAGTGATGTCTCGCTGGAAACCCCAAATGCGGTTGCTTGGGAAGGTTAGGTCTACGAAGCCTTCTGGGTAGTAAGGTACTTCCATAACAGGAATACCTAGTACACGTGTAGCACGAGCCTGACCGATAACCTGGTCAGTACCTGCAAGGTAAGCGTTACGGTAGTCTTCAGTCCAGATGTTTCCAGAAAGAGTTCCGTGGTTTCTTACGATGCCCTGGAATGCTGATGTTCCTGCGTAGAACTTCAGACCATTCTTTAGAGCACGGTACTTACGAGGCAGACGGTCTACAACTTGCTGTAGAACCTCTGGTGTAAATGCATTGTTAGCGATAGTAGCAACGTATTCGTGTGCATATCCATCGGTCTTAGTACGGCTTACGAAACCTTCCATAATGTTAAGGAAGTTGTTCGCTCCTGTACCAGTACCGTTGATTGCTAGGTCCTCAATGTCATTCGCAAATGCGTTTGTCATTAGACGGACTAGGTGGTCTTCAAGAGCAGCACCTTCAACGTTGTCTTCTAGAGCCTCAGCTGATACTTCCCAGTCAAGACGAATCTTCTTTGTAGTAAGTTCGACCTTTGAGAATGTAGCACCAGCGTTGGTGTATGTTGCATCACCCTGGTTAGCAGCACGGATAACACGCTCACCAACGTTAACTTTTTCAAGTTCCATTGTATTAGCTCGCATTGTTACACGGCGACCGTCCTTGGCTAGGACTGTACCATCCCAGACATAATCGATAAATCTACGTGCCTGTTCAGGACGTAGGATACCGCTTGCAGCAGAACCACTAGGGGTTACAGCGTTAGGACCAGTTAGTACACCAAATTCAGCAGTTGGGACGTTTCCGAGAGTTGAAGCTCCTGGGTTAGTAACGCCACCAATGCCACCTGAAGCAAATGCACCTTCTGAGTTTGTCTCATTGGCACCAGCTCCTGGATAGTTTTTAATAATTTCTTCCGACATAATTGTCACCTCCTAGTGATTTTTATTTGAATAAATCGGTTGTTTTGAGGAAACGACCGTCCCATAGGGATTTCTGAACCTGTTCTGGTTCAAACTGTACGACATCACCGATGTCGCCAGACTTGCGGAAAGCGGTGTCAGCTTCAACAGCGTCAACTCTCTTTCCAAATTCGTTAAATACATCCTTTGATTCCTTTACCTCAGTTTTTACGGAATCAATTGATTTGTTGAGTTCATCAACCTGAGCCTGTAGGCTCTTCACGATTGATGTAAGGTCGCTAAAGGCTGATGTTAGAGTATCCTTGATTTCTGAAACTGCGTTAACAACTAGTGTCTTTTCAGTTTCGTCGTCTGCTGGAGATACCTCTTCAGCTTCTTCTGCAGGAGCTTCTTCTGTTACTTCTTCGACTACTGGAGCCTCTTCTGTAACTTCTTCTGATACTGCCTCTTCAACTACGGCATCTGCCTCTGGAGCAACCTCTACTGTCTCAACTGTGGTTTCTTCAACCACTTCATTTGTTGCGTCAGTCATAGGACTTTCCTCCTTTGTTATCTTAGAAGTTTTAATGCCTTTAGCACTATCAACTAAGAACTTTAGCATTTCTGTTTTTTCGTTATCTGATTTTTCAACGAAACCAATGTTTTGCATAGGTACGCCTGAAGTTGGGCTAATCTCTGTTTCATTTTCAGAAAGCAGAACTAGTCCAGACTCAGAGTCCCAGAACACATTTTCGATAACTGTGTCCATGCCTTTAACAACATCAACACCGTCAACTTTTTCAACAGAAAGAATATTTGCAAATTGGTTAGCTGGGGTATCTACAAGAGAAAGCTCAACAAGGTCGTAGTCTTTAATAATTCTAACCTTGGAGTCCATCTTCTCATCGTAGCCATCATCCCACTTGTTCATCTTACCACCAATTGAGAAACCCGAAAGGGTTCCATCCAAAACCTTTTCCCAGGTGTCTTGAGCACCCTTGGATACGTAGGCTGAAACGTAAATACCAGAGTACATCTTCTTTGTCTCTGGGTCGAAGAACTTGTCTTCTTTAAAGGAAACCATTTTGCCAACAGCAAGAGGCTGGTGCATTTCACGAATGTTTCCACGGAATTTTGAGAAAGCATTTAAAGATGCTTCTGGAGTAACAATATCATTTTGCTTATCTAGATTATCAAGTGTAGCAAATCCAGAGACGATACGTCTCTCTTTATCTACCTTGTTGAATGGCATCGACAGACGAACGTTGTCGCCATCGGTATTCCAATGAGCCTTTTGAATAGTCATATTACCTTAATTATATACCCTTTTTATAAGTATTGTTACTATATTGTAACATACTTTTTTATTGTACTGCTCTACCCTCGCCCTGAGCGTTTCTTCCAGTGATTGTAGCAGTACTATCTGAAGCATTGTTTGTTCGCTCTGCGTCACGCTGGCGGTTGCCAGCAAGGTTGGCACGAGCATCCGTTGCCTGTCTAGGTGTCATTTGAAACGGTTCGTCTGCGTCTGGTCTTTGTGGTAGACCAAGAATTTCACGAGCTTCGTTAGGAACCATAATCTGAGTCTTTACATAACGCTCAAGAATCTGAGACTGTGCAATCTCGTCTGTAAGAGTAAGTTCATTAAACTTAAGTTCAAGAATGTCTGTTTTTTCTTTTACAATTCTATTAATAAGTTTTTCAATTGTACGCTGGGCTGGTCTTGCTACCTGCTCCTTAAACGTGCGGTCCTGGGCTAGGGCAGCTGCAATAGATGCTGCATCACCGCCACCAATCTTGGAGAGTGGAACTTGGTGAGCAACCAAGATGTCGTCACGATTACGAACTCTATAGTCATTGAATGATGCCTCCTGTACGCCGTTTTCAATTGGTTCCATTTTGAACTCAACCTTGTTTGTGTCTGAGTCTCCTGGAAGCGGAATATAAAGTGTGCGGTGGGACTGACCCTTAAGGCTAGTCTGCAAGAATCTAAACATCTTGTCTTCTGCATCTGACGATAGTTTTGCACCTTTTAGAGTCACAACGTATCTTGGTACAGCCTTGTTACCAAAGTAATCAATGTTGTATTGTGATGCAAGCTGGTCTCCTTGCAATGCTGTGATTGCTGAGATAATGTCTGGAACACCGTAGTAAGTATTTAGCGGTGAGTATTCTTTAAAGTGAATAATCTCATTTGGTCTCTGGTCAGATGTGATTGGGTTTGGATTCTTTGCACCAAAGTTACGGAAGTAAACAACCTTCTCTCCAATAATCTGAACGTATCCATCCTTAAGTCTACGCACACGCATTGTGGTTGTAGGAATGTGACCAATATAACCAATTTCTCCAGTAACTGTTCTACCAATTTCCATGTATCCGTTACCAGTTGCTTGAAGGTCTGTGTAAATTTTCATCATAGTATGGGTAAACGAATCTTCATCATTCATGGTTTCTAGCCAGTCTTTTAGCTCTACCTTGGCACGTTCAATTCTATTACGTGCTCGTTTAATTGCTGTTTGGTCTTCCATGCCTTCTAGACGCATTGCGGTTCTATCTGTAACATGAAAGTCGTAACCAAGACCGACAATGTTTTCTACCTTGGCATCAATAGCAGCGTGGTTAGCAAATGAGGTATCGTAATAGTTGGCAAGCTCATAAAGATTCCATGGTGGTGTAATTACATCAAACAGTCCATAGCCATTCTTAAAAACTTTGCCAGGGTTTAGCTCTTTTGACTTTGCTCCACCAACACCTGCACTAACAGCCATAGCACTGTCAAGGTATGCATCGCTGTTTACATCTGCCTTAGATAGCTGACGTGTAGAACGTCTCTTAAAGTTTAGGTCAAGACCGTTTAGCCCCTTTAGGTCGTCCCACGATTTTACAAATGGGTCTTGCTTTTTAAACAGGTCTTCTTCTGCGTCAAATTCTGGCAGTGAAGCACCGATAATGTATTCTTCCATTATTCTTCATCTCCATAAAGTGCGATTGTGTCTTTGGCAGCCTGAACAGCACCTAGGTCATTAAGGTTAGGAATAAGACCCTGCTTCATTCTGTCAATTTGTTCGCTGTATTCCTCGTCTGTAATTCTTCCAAGACCAGGGTAAAAAATTGGGTGACCGTTAGGCTCTCCGTAATATGCTGCAGCATCTTTAAGCTTTGCAATCTGAGCCTCGTCGTTTTTCTTTGACGGAATGTTCAGGATGTTTCCATCTTCGTCAGTAAATGGCTTTCCATTCTCACGAATCCAAACATAAAGCCCCCAATCATAGTGCTTTTCAATTACTTGGATGCGAGCTTTGCTCAGGGCTTGCTCAACTGGGTCTAGTTTTTCTTGTTTCATAACCACTAGTATACCATATTATAGCGGTGAAGATGTTATTGTGTTTGATGAA